CGGCCTCCATGTCGGCCAGCCGCTGGCGCGCAAGCTCACGCTCCGTGCCCTCGTAGCCGGCCAGCTCAAACCGCCGGAACTGCTCGTTCAGCGTGGGCGCGCTGCCGATGATCTGGCGCTCCTTTTCCCTGCCGGCGCGCGGGCCCTTCGGGTCGGCAAAGGCCTCATCGAGGTAGGCCTTGTAGCGCCGGGCGGCATCCGCATCCACCTTCAGCCCCGCCGCGGCCGCCTCGCGCTGCTGGTCCTGGTACTGCTTCCACAGCCGGGCGCGCTGCTGCGCCTTGGTGAGCGCCGCCTCGTCGGCCTTGGCCAGCGCGTCGCGGGCCGCTATGGCGCTGCGGTTGGCGCTGGCGCTGATGCCGGCCTCGCTCGCGCGCAGCGCGTCGGCGCCGGCCAGCCGCGTCAGCGCCTGCACCTCGGCCTCGGCCGCGGCCACCTCGCGCGCCCGGCTGGCGCGCATCTGGTCGCTAAAGCCCAGCCCCTGCCCCGGCACGTTGCCCGCCCGCAGCTTGGCCAGGCGCTCCTGCGCGCTGGCCAGCCGGCTCTCGGTGGTGTCGGCGCGGCCCACGCCCAGCATGGCGTCCCAGGCGCCCACGGCCGCGCCGCGCACGCCCAGCCAGGCCCGCTCCAGCAGCCCCAGGTTGGCCTGCAGCTGCGCCGTGCGCTGCAGCACGCTGTCGGCGTAGGCGCGCTGCGCCAGGTTGGCCGCCTCGGTGGTGCGGCCCTGCTCGGCCAGCGCGCGGATCTGCTCGTACACCGCCGCCGTCAGGAAGTTGGTGGCCTCGTTCAGCTTGCGGCTGGCCTCCACCGGCTCGCGCCCGAGCTTGATGAACTCCTCCACCGTGTCCTTGGCCGCGCGGCCGGCCACGCGCTCCATCTGCAGCGCCGCGGCGGCCACCTCGCCCATGCGCTGCGCGCTCACCGCGGCGCTGCTGGCCACCTGCGCCAGCACCTCCACCGCCGCGCCGCGCCCGGCAATGGCGCCCAGGGCGTCGGCGGTCTGCCCCAACTGGCCCGCGGTGGCACCGCTCGCCTGGCCGGTGAACAGCAGCGCCTGCGTCATGGCCTTGGCCTGGCGCTCGCCGGTGGAAAACGCCGCGTACACCACCCCCGCCGCGGCGGCCACCGCGCCCATGGCCAGCCCCAGCGGGCCCGCCGCGCTGGCCAGGGCGCTGAAGGTGGCGCGCACCCCGCCAAAGCTGCCCACGATCTGGCTGCCCTGCTGCAGCAGCACCTGCATGGGCGCCTGGCCGGCCTGCAGGCTCACCACCACGTCCTGCATCTGCAGCGGCAACTGCCGCATGGCCGCGGCGGTGGCCTTGGCGCTGGTGCCCACCGCGGCCACCTTGGGCGCGGCGGCGTCGGCGGCGCGGCCCAGCTCGGTGGTGGCCTTGGTGGTCAGCGCCAGGCCGTTGGTGGTTTGCACCACGCCGTCGGCAGACAGGCGAATGCCAAGTTCATCCATGGGGGGCTCCTGTGGCGGGGGTTGGCGTGGGGGCGTCCAGGGCCTCCATGGCTTCCAGGGTGGACAGCGCCTCGTGCTCCATCTCGCTCAAGTGCTCAAACAGCACCTGTTGCTGCTCGGCCAGGCCCATCAGCCGTATGGCCGACTCCACCGCCGGCAGCCGCAGCGCGTACAGCTGCCCGGCCGCGCCGCGGTGCCACTGCCGCTGCAGCCGCATCCACACGCGCCAGGCGGGCTGGTTTTCGGGCCACAGCACCACGGGCGGGCCGCCGGCGGCGGTGTGGGCCTGCAGGTCATCGGGCTCGGGCTCGCCGGTGCCCAGGCGCTCAAGCCACGCCTGTGCCTGGGCCGCCGGCACGCCAAGGCGGGCCAGGTCATCACCGCGCTGGTCTTGCACCTGGCCGCGCCGCTGCTCGGCCACCCAGCGCCGGGCGGCGTCTAGGCGTTTTTTCGGGCGGCCATCCCATTCATGCAGGCAAGGTAGGTGGCCACGATGGCGCTGCGCACCAGCGGGGCGGCCAGCAGTTGCGCCAGCGCCTCGGGGCCAAAGGGCACGGCCTGGCCCGCCTCGTCGTGCAGCCGCCAGCCGCGCAGCACGCGCAGGGCAATCTGCTCGTCGCTGGGGGCGGCCTCTCCGTCGGCCAGGCCCAGGCCGCGCATCTTGTCCAGCTCGGTCTGGGGCAACTGGGCAAACTGCACGGGCAGCTCGGCGTGCGCGTAGTCGTCCTCGGTGGGCACGGGCACGCGCACCGTCCACCAAAAGTCGGGCGGCGCGGCGCCAAAGATGAACTGCGGGGCGCTGGTGGTCATGGGCGTCTTTAGGTGTAGGTCAGGGTGAACTGGTTGCGCACCACGTGCAGCTCGCAGTCGAGCATCAGCACGCCGTTTTCCACCTTGGGCTTGGGCTTGAGCAGCTGCACGCTGGGCAGGTTGGCGGTGACGATGTTGCCCGCCGCGGTGCCGTGCGTCACGGTCAGGGCGCCGGGCGTGCCCAGGGTGATGATGCCGGCCGCGCCGAGGAAGTCCTTCTCCGCAATGAGCGGCAGCTCCACGCTGGCGTTGCCGGCCATGGTGCGGTCCACAATGGTCACGTCCTCGCGGTTGGTGAGGTTGCGGTACTTCACGTCGTTGCCCTGGGTGATGCTGAAGCTGCTCATCCGCGCGGCGTAGCCGCCGATGTTCAGCACCGTGTTGGCCTTGTTGGTGGCCACCGGCCGGGGAATGTTGGGAATGGTGGGCGTGGGCATGGGCGCATCGGCCATCGGGAAGTGCAGCCCGATGCCGCGAAACTGCAGCCGCGGCGCCTTCATCGCCTCGAACACCAGCTCCCACGTGCCGCGAATGCCGTACACGGCCTGCAGCAGCCCGTCCATGTAGAAGTAGCAGGTGGCGCTTTCCTCGCCGGTGTCGATGTTGCTGTAGGCCACGCTCACCCCGGCGCTGATGGTGCGCGCCATGCCGCACGCGCGCAGCACGCCGTCGTGGTTGGGCGCCTGGGCCGCCGCGCCCACGGGCGTGCCGCCGCCGCCCAGCAGCGTCTTGAAGCTGAGCGTCACCCACTTGCCGCCGGGAATCTTCTCGTACTCGCCAAAGCCCGTGCTCACGGGCTTGTAGCTGTCGAGCTCTTGCTCCATCGGGTTGATGTCCACGTCCTCGGCAATCAGCGCGTCGGCCGATGCGGTGGGCGCGGGGTCATTGCCGTAGATGGCTTCCATCTTCCACAGCATCACTCGCAAATTGCCTTTGGGCATGGCTTACTCCTGGGCGGCCGGCTCGCCGGCGGGTTGGGCGTCGGGGTCGGGCACCAGGCTGCCATCGCTTTGGCGCAGGTAGCAGCCGCCGCGGGTCGGCATGGGCAGCTCGGCCTGCGGCGCGGGGGCCGGTGCGGGGGTGGTTTCTTCGGCCATGGTGGGGCGCTCCTTCAAGGCGGGGTCACACGTACAGGCCCTGCAGGGCCATCACCACCCAGCCCTGCGGTGCTTCAAAGCCGCGGCTGTAGGTGGCTTCCTGGGGGTACACGGCGTCAATGGGTGCGGCCTTGATGGCCTGGCACCACGCCAGCAGTTCGGCCTCCATGGCCGCCTCGGCCTGCTCCACGCGCAGCGTGGCGGTGTCGGCCGGGCTGTCGGGCACGCGCAGGTAGGCAACGGCCGCAAAGTCCAGCCGCCCCCATTGCCCCTCGCGCCCGGTCACGGGCGGCCAGTCGCGCAGGCCGCCGGCCACCAGGGCAAACACGCCCTGGGCCAGCTTGGCGTCGCCCAGCTCGGCCGGGTCTTGCAGGCCGCGCAGCACCAACCGGTGCGGGTGCATGGCGGCCAGGCTGGCGGCGGCGGCGGCCATGAAGGCTTCGCGGCTCATGGCTTGCCCTTGGCCAGGGCGCGCTGCACGGCCTCCTGCAGCCGCTTGGGCACCTGGGTGCGCCAGGCGTCGGCGGTGGGGGCCACGAAGGGCGCGGGCTTGATGCCGCGGGCGCGCACCGCGCGGCTCAGGGCCATGTAGCGGTCGCGCAGCTCCAGCTCGGCCGCGCTGCGCCGGGCGCTGCCCAGGCGGCCGCGCCGGTACTTGGGGTTGCCGGCGGCGCGGGCGCCTTCCAGCCGCGCGTCCAGCCAGGCCACGATCTGGGCCGCGGCCGGGTCAAAGAAGCGCGGCAGGCCCTTGCCGGGCTTGCGGCCGGCCTCCACCCAGCGGGCGTACTCCACGTTGGGCCGCACGGTCCAGGTGGTGGGCGCCTCCTCGGCGGCCCTGATGCTGTTGGTGAGCGTGCTGCGGTGCTTGGGGGCGCGCTGGCGCATGTCCGCCGCAATCTGCGCGGCCAGGCGGCGCAGCTCGGCGCGCACCTCGGGCAGCAGCGCCTGCGCGGCGCGGCGGTGGTGCAGCGCCACCTGCTCGGCGTTGTGGGTGAGCTTCATTGCGCGGCGCTCCACTCGGCCAGCAGCGCCTGGTACAGGGCGGCGGGCGTGCTGTTGCGGGGGCTGCCGCTGTAGCCGTCGCGCAGGCTCACGGCCTTGTTCACGTTGCGCATGCTGAGCTCGCGCATCGCCTCGGCCTGGGCGCGCAGCAGCAGCAGCGGCCGGTCGGCCGCGGCCAGGGTGCTGTCCTCGGGCGCGGCGCCCACGGCGTGCAGGCCGAAGTACCAGTACCGGAAGGTGCTGCCGTGCGCGGCCAGGTGGGCGGCGGTGGGCGCGGGCTCAAACACCAGCTGCCACAGCCCGGCGTCTTGCACGGCGCCGACGCGCGGCAGGGCGCCGGGGTACTGCGGCGCCCAGGGCTTGGGCGGGCAGGCGCCCCACTGGTGCGTTTTGTACGCGCCGAACTGCGGCGCGGTGATGGGGTACACCGCGGTGTCGGCCACCAGCGTCAGCAGCCCCAGCAGCGTGCGGGGGCGCTTGTTGCCCATGGCGGTGAGTGCCACGCCCAGCAGGCGCAGCCAGTCGGCGTCCGCCGGGGCGTCAAAGGCGCCGGCGGCGTCGTGAAGCGATCGCTTCAGGTCTGCCACCAGGTCTGCCTGGCTCATGGTGCCGGCCATGCCTGGGGGCTCCGGTGTGGGGGTTGCCTGTGCGGGCTCAGGTGGGCGCGCCGCCGGCGCGCTGCTGGGCGCGCTCGAGCTGCAGCTCGGCAATCTTGCCCAGCAGCGTGCTGCGCGGCGTGGCCTCGGCGGACTCCAGCTCGGCCAGCAGGGCCAGTTGCTGGTCGGTGTAGTCGCTCAGCTTGGGCAGCAGCACGGCCAGCACGTCCACGCGCTCGGCGGCCATCAGCTCGCGCATGGCGGCCAGGGCCTGCTCCTCCTCGGTGAGGCTGGCCTGGGCGTCCTGCGGCTCGCTCGGCTGCTCGTTCAGCTCGGGCGGCACGTCGGCCTCGTCCACCTCGCGGCCTTCGCCGGGGGGAATCATCAGGCCGCCGCAAAACTTCACCAGCGGCCCGTCGTTGTGGATGTAGCGCTTTTTGCCCATGGCGTTGTCCTGGGTGTGGTCGGTGGCAGCAGGGCCCGGGGGTGCCCGGGCCCTGCGGGGGGCGTCAGCTCGCGCGGGCCACGCGGCCGGTGCTGCTGTACAGCACCAGGCTGGTGTTGGCGTTCTTGCGCAGCGTGGGGGTGTGCACCGCCACGAACTGCTCGCCGTAGCCCTCGCTCGATGCGGTGAACAGGCCGTTGCTGTCGCGCGCCTCCTGCGGCGTGGTCATGCTGATGGGCCGCAGCATCCGAAAGCGCGTGTTCGCCCGCTCGCCCACCAGGATGCGCGTGTCCGCCATGGCCAGCGCCGGCGCCCGGGTGTTGAAGGAGGGAATGCCCTTCACCACGCCCACGCTGCCGTCGGCCTGCAGCCCGGTGCCCGGGCGGCTGGAGTTGGCCTGGAAGGTCTTGGCCTGGCCCAGCGCGTTGTCCACCGCGCCGCTCATCAGCAGCAGGTTGGCCATGTAGTAGCGGTCGTTTTCCACCACCACCTTGCGCGCGCCAATCTGCGTGAGCAGCCGGTCGTACACGTCGGCCACGGTGTCGGGGTTGGCCTGCACGTCCAGGTTCACCTTGGCCACGTTCTGGGTCCAGCTGTAGGCCACCACCAGCGCGGTGGCGTTGGCCGGCGTTTGCAGCACGCCCAGCTCGTTCACGAACCGCAGCTCACCCAGGTTGTAGTCCATGATGTAGTAGGTGCCCGCGGCCAGCGTCACGCCGGTGCGGTACTCGCTGCGGGCCACTCCGCCCAGCGTCACGGTGATGGGGTTGCTGGTGGTGCCCACCTGCGTGCCCTTCAGGTCGAACACCTGGCGCGGGCGCACCACCGGAAACTGCGTGAGCACGAAGATGCGGTTGGTGCCGTTCACCTGCGCGGTCAGCGTGTCGTTGGCGGTGGCCACGCTGGCCTCGTCGGTGGCGCGCAGGATCTCGTTGTGGATGAGCGCATCGGTGTCCTCGCCCACGATTCGGATCACGTTGCGGATGTTGTCCGCCAGCGGGTCAAAGTCGATGGGCGCCGCCTGCACCAGGTACTTCATCTCGTTGCTGAGCTTGAAGGCCAGCTTCTGCGGAATGGGCCGTGCCTCGTCGTAGGTCTGGATGATGCCGGCGCGCTGGATGCCCTGGTTCTCGTAGGTGCGCACGGCGGCCAGGCCCGCGGCGGTGGTGTCGCGGTAGGCGTAGGGCACCTGGATGGTGGTGGCCAGCGGGGCGGTGCCGCTGTCCACGAAGCTCAGGCCCAGAAGCTGGTAGAGAGATTCGCGCAGCACCGTGCGCTCGAACACGCTGGGCACGGCCACGTCGCTCACGCTGCCGGTGCCGGCGGCCAGGGCCTTGTGCTCCTGCATCAGGCGCGGGCCGTTCAGCGCGTCAAACTGCTCCAGCGCGCGCTCGGCCAGGGCCTTGTTGGCGTCCAGCAGCTTGCCGCCGGTGCGCTCGTAGCGCTTGGCGTCGGACATGCCTTCAAAGCCCAGGCGCTTGTCCACCTGCTGCTGCAGGGCCTTGATGCCGTTGCTGCTGTCCACGCTGATGTGCACGCTGCCGCTGGCCGGGCGGTAGCCCATGGTGGCCAGCAGGCCGGCCGCGCTGGCCTTGCTGGCCTGGCTCAGCATCACGGTGGCGAGGTTCTTCACCTGCTCGTCGGAGAAGCTGGCGGTGATGAGCGGTCGCACCTCGGCCAGCAGGGTGGTGCGCACCTCGTCGCTCAGGCCGGCGGCGGCGGCCACGGCGTCTTCCAGCAGCTTCACCTTGGCGGCCAGGGTGGTGGCGGCGGTGGTGGCGGCGGCTTCGCGCTCGGCCAGCAGGCGGGCCACCTCGGTGCCCACGGCGGCGGCGTCCAGGCCGGTGGCGGTGGGGGCGGCCACGTTCAGGCTGAGCGTCACGGGGCCGGCGTTGCCGGCGGCGGCCAGGGCCTTGATCTGATCGGCCGCGGCGCTGCCGGCGGCGGCGAAGGTTTCCACCACGGCCAGACACTTGGCCTCGTCGGTGCCGGCGGTGGCGAGTTGCTTCTCGGCGGCGGCCAGGATGGTGGTGATGACGGACTCGGCCAGGCCGAGCTTCACCAGGCGGTCGCGCAGGGTTTTGATGTGCGGGTTCATGTCGGGGTGCTCCAGGGCTTTGAGGAGTTGGGGGCTGATGGCGAGCTTTGCGGGCGCGCTGTCGGTGTCGTCGGTGCTGAGCAGCACCGGCTCGAGCTGTTTGATGACCGGGCGCGTGGTCAGGCCTGCGCCCAGCAGCACGCAGCCGTGGGCATCGCCTTTTTCGTTGTCGCGCCAGTTCTCGTGGTACTCGGCAGACAGGTAGCTGAACCCGCGCTCGCGAACGGCCTCGATGCCGAAGCTCGTCCACTCCACCAGCGCACGCAACCGGGTGCCTTCAATGGCCAGGCGCACCACCTTGGCGGCGGCGCCATCGCTGGGCCGGTGGCTCACGTCGATGAACACGTCCTGGCCCAGCACGCGCTTGTCGAAGTTGGCCACCATCTGCGCCAGCATGGCCGGCGTGATCTCGAACTGCCCGTACCGCGGGTCGCTGAAGGTGCCGGTGCGTGTCACCGTCACCCAGCTGGCGCGGGTGCCCTCGCCCAGCTCGATGGGCGTGGACAGAAACCTCACCAGGCTGGGCGCGTCGTCCTCGGCAAGAAGAATGCGGCGCGCGGGCGTTACCCCGCGCGCCGCGAAGCGTTCCTTGACAGAACGAGGAGACAAGCAGGCAAGCGGTTCAGGCATGGGCACCCATGCTGGGGCACCCGGGCATGACATTTCAAAGGGTGTGGCGTGGCGCGGCTTTGGGCTTGGCTACGGCATCACGTCGCCCTGCGGGCCGGCGGCCTGGGCGGACTTGTCGGCCACGCGGCGCGTGTCCTTGCCGGCGCGTTTGTCCAGCGAGCGCAGGCCGCCAATGCCCAGAATGGCGCCCAGCAGGCCGATCAAGTCCGTGATGCCCAGGTCCGGGTACGCGGGAAGCGGCGGTATGGGTTGGCCGGCCTTCCAGGCGTTGAGGATGCTCCAGGCCTGGTACGTCCACATGCCGGTGAGCACCAGCGCCTTGGGGATGTAGGCCACCGCCAGCGCGGTGGTGGCCACCCAGCCCACGGCGGGCCGCCAGCCGGCCACGAACATGCTGGGGTGGGCGGCCTCCACCTTGTTCACCTCCATCTGCGCCAGGTCGGTCTTTTGCAGGGCTACGGCCTCGCGGATGTCGAGCTCGCGGCTTTCGCGCTCGCTGGTGTGCAGGTCATCGATCACCTTGCCCACGGTGCTGATGACCCCGCCGATTGCGAGCAGGCTCATGACAGGCCCTCCAGCGTGCGGTTGATCCACCCGAGCAGGAACTTGCTTTGGGTGCGGTTGCGGTTGACGATTTCGGCGTAGCGCTTCACCTTGGCCAGCGCGTAGGCCAGGCGAAAGGTCTGCGGGTCGGCCGCGTTGATGGCGGCGAGCGTGGCGGGGCCGAAGTCGCCGTCCGGCGTGGTGTTCACCACGATCTGGGCAAGCTTCACGGCCACCCGCACGCCCGCGTTCACGGCAAAGTCATACAGCGTGGCCGCAATGGCCTGGCTGTCGATGGCGTCGCCCTGCACGGCGTCCCAGAACTCGCGCTTGTAGAACTCGCGCACCATGTGGGTGGGCGGCACCTGGCCGGCGTCCACGTGGCCCCAGCCGGGCCAGGTGGGGTTCATCTTGCGGGCGATGCCGGCGTAGGTCTGTCCGCCGCGGTCGCCGGCAATGTTGGTGAGCCTGTAGCCGCCCTCGGCGCGAATGGTGTCCTCGTAGGCGTGTTCGAAGTTGGCCATCAATGCCCTTTCCCGAAGATCTTGCCCAGCGCCTCGATGGCTGCCCAGATGGTGAGCCCGCCGGCGGTGAACGCGGTGACCGATCCCCACAGCTTGCGCAGCGAGCCGCGCTCGAGCTCGTCGGTCTTGGTCTTGAGCTCGTCCACGCGGCGGGTCAGCGCCTGCACCTCGGCGTCGGTGGCGAGCTTTTCCAGGTCCGCATGGGTGACCATGCGTTTCTGAATGTCGTCTACCGCGTCGCGCAGGTGCTGCATGGCCTGCCCCAGCAGGGCAATCTGAGTTTCGGGTGAAAGCTCCGCCATTGTTGCACCTACGGTATGACTATTACTACCTGTAAA